ACCAGCATAATTTTCATAAATTCTTCTTCTATTTGCGATATAATTTTCTCTCAAAATAAAGACGTAATCAATGTTAGTTCTTAGCGTCGGAGGTATACCTAAGGGATATTGCATTGTGATGACCAACATCACCTTCCAGTGTCTACCGTTCATGAAAAGTAATCGCATCATTTTGTCACGAGCCCACGTATTATCATATAAACAATCATCTAAAATTACAAATGCTCTAGGGTCAATAGTGCTGCGTTTATATGTTTCCATTTCCTTTTTGATTTGTTTTAAAACTGTTCGTTGTCTTTTTAAAATATTTTCAATAATAGCTGTATTATATTCATTATGAACAAATAATTTTGGAACCATCTTTGCGTAAAATCCATTTCCTTCTTCTGTTCCTGATATAACGGTTCCAATTGGAATATCTTGTTGATAATAAAGTAAGTCTCTTACCAAGAACGACTTACCTGTATCACGCTTACCAATGAGAACTACTACAGGACCCTTATTTTCAGTTGGTTTAAAACTAATATTTTTCATATCAAACTTTTTAAGTTCAAGAGTCATATTACTTATTTTAGAAATTAATTTTTACAGTTTTTTACGCAAACAACATTTAACTAAATAAACTTATTACAATTATAATAAGTTAAAAACACATATAATTTATATATTAATTAGCTAATAATGATAAACGTAAATTATCAAAAACGAAAAAATTTAGAACTTTTTAAAAGTTTAGAGAATAGTGATTCTCTTTTTCTCTCAAACACTCAAAATTATATACCAATTTATAGAAAATTTTTTTCATTAAATGAGACTAATTATAATAGTATTAATTTAAATCATAAATGGTATATTTCTAGTGTTAACGATAAATGTGATGACTATAAAAATATATATGATTGTCGTCTTAAAAATATTAACAACAATAAAGTCAAAGATAAAGAGGTATTTTTTAAAATGGCTCCATTATTAGACCCTTATAAATTTTTAATAGGAAAATACAATATTCATGACACTACTTTATTTAATTTACCAACATTAGAATCTAGTGAAGCAGATTGCAATCTAAAATTTATTGATAATAATAATTCAGCATATGTAGACGGATTATTTTTATTTTTAACCAGTAATCTAATTTACAATAATAATTTTATACATGGTGTTGATTATTATGGCTCATATTTAGCCATAAAAAATAACTTTAATTTAAATGTTTTTGATGATATAGACTATTTAAATGGTTCTGATTTTTTTAATAAAAATAAAAACATTTTGTTTAAAATTGATGATTATCAACATTTATTTCAAGAAGATACTGAAAAATTAAAACCAATTAAAATACAGCATGATTCAAGCGCAAAATCATTATTATCTATTAAATCTTTTGATAATGAAATATTTGAAGATATTTTTGATGAAAATAACCAGCAATTAGATTTAAATGATTTAAAAGACAATAATATTGATTTAGTTGACATTACAAATAGTAATAATTCATACGTTAAATATGAAAATAATGTTACCTTAAAATCAAATTCTACATGTTCATCTAGGTCATCATATACAAATGATGATGATATTGAAGAAACTGATGATGAAAACGGAGACACTGTATCCGATAATGAACATGGAGAGACTATATCTGAGGATGAATTAGATAAAGATGGAAACAAAAAAAGTTTGTCAGAGGACAAAACAGATGACATCGATGAAGAAAGTTTCGAAGAAGAGGTAATAAATGTTACCATCACTAAATTTCCTGTTCAAGTTATTGCTATGGAGTATTGTGAAAATACATTTGATGATTTAATTCTAACGAATGAGTTAAAACCTGAAGAATGGTATTCCGCGTTAATGCAAATAATAATGATATTAATAACATATCAGAAAGCATTTAGTTTTACACATAATGACTTGCATACAAATAATGTAATGTATAATTTAACAGATAAAAAATTTATTTATTATTGTTATAAGAAAAAATACTATAAGGTTCCTACATTCGGAAAAATCTTTAAGATAATAGATTTTGGCAGAAGTATATATAAATACAACGGTAACTTATTTTGTAGTGATAGTTTCCAAATGGGGGGGGATGCAGCAACACAATATAATACAGAACCGTATTTTAATGATAAAAAACCTAGACTTGAACCAAATTTTAGTTTTGATTTATGTCGTCTAGCTTGTTCCATTTTTGATTATATTATTGATGATTTTGATGAAATTAAAGATTTAAGTAACTGTAATGACCCTATTAAACGGTTAATAGTAGAATGGTGTTTAGATGATAAAGGAATTAATATGTTGTATAAAAATAATGGTGTAGATAGATATCCTGATTTTAAATTATATAAAATGATATCACGTTGTGTTCATAACCATACTCCTCAAGCTCAATTAGAACGCCCTGAATTTAAATCATTTTCAGATTTTAAAGGCGATATTCCAAATGATGTAATTGACATTGATAATATTCCTGCTTATATATAAAATTGTTTTAAATTTTATTATTTATATAAATTATGGAATCGTATGGATTTATAATAACAAGACATGTTAATTCTGAAAAAACCAATAAATATTGGAATCATTGTATCAAATGTTTAAGGTTTTTATATCCTGATAAAAAGATTATAATAATTGATGATAATAGCAATAAAGATTTTGTGAAACCATTTTACAATTTTGAAAATATAGTGATTATTGAATCTGAATTTCCGGGGAGGGGAGAATTATTACCTTATTATTATTTTTTAAAACATAAATTTTTTGATAATGCAGTAATTATTCACGATAGTGTATTTTTTCATAGAAGAGTTATCTTTGAAAAATTAATTGGAAAAAAAGTAATTCCTTTATGGTCATTTAAACAAGATGATGAAAATATAGAAAATACGAAACGAATTATAGGTAAACTTAAAAACACTGAAAAATTTAAATATAAACTTAGTCCACATAATCGAGTCTTAGGTATGAAAGACTCACAATGGCATGGTTGTTTTGGTCTTCAAAGTTTTATAAATTTCTATTTCTTAAAATATCTAGAAGATAAATATAATCTTACAAATATGACTTCGGTTGTATCATGTAGAAAGGATAGATGCTGTTTAGAGAGAATTTTTGCAGCAATATTTTATACTGAATATTTGAATTCAAACAATACATCATTATTTGGATATATACAAAATTACCAAAAATGGGGATATACGTTCGAGGAATATGAAAAAGATTTAATTAATAAATCTATACCTGGTCCAATTGTAAAAGTCTGGACTGGTCGCTAATAATAAATATCATATTACTAATATTTATTATTTATTATTTATTATTTATTAAATAATGGTCTAAAATCCTGGATTATCCGTAAAAACAGGTGTGTTTTTATTAATTTCACCTCCTGCATTTTGAATAATTGGTTTAAGTTGTTCTAAAATAAAATAACCTATAATTACACTAAAATACACTAAAAGAGCATCCCGCATTAATAATTTTATTGGTTTATTTTCCTTTTCAATAAATCTCATTTCAATAAATTTTGTAATTAAAAAAATAACGGATATTACTGCTGCTATTATAAATATATTTTCCATTTAAAATACTAAATCAGATTCTTATTATATTTTTTACGCAATTAATCTAAAACCTCTATTTCATCCAGTAATAAATCTGGTAATAAATCAAATTGTGGTTCATCAATATTATGTATATCTAATGTATCTAATTGAATTGGTTGGTCTGTAATTTTAATCTTAAAATCACTTTCTTCTTCTGCTTCCATTCTACGTTGTTGTGCTCTTAGCTCACTAATTTCTTCCAATCGTTCTATTGATTTTGGTGCTGTAACAGAAGTAATATTTCCATTTTCTGATGATACATAATCTATGTCATTAAAAGATAATTTATTTGAATTTTCAGTCTCTGTATTCATTTGTGAAATATTAGTTGTTCCAATATTTGTTTCTTTAATAGCTTCCTCTATTATTTCCTCTTTAACTTCTTCAACTACATCTTCTTCTACAGTCTCATCCATATAAGCTCTTAAAATTGCCTCTACAGGAATACTTTCTCTCAATGTGTTTAAGATTGATTCTTGCACAATAATTTCTAATTCTCTATGATTCTTTTGAACCTGAAGAGGTGGTATCATTGTTTCAAACAAATATACATTTTTATAAACCTTTCTAGCTACATTAATATACGTTTTGTGAATAAAATCATCTATTTTTGGAATTTTAATATCGATTTTTTTTTGCTTTTGTCCCACACGCATTGCAGTAAGAATTTTCAATTGGATAATATGAACACATGTTACTAAATCTTCTAAATAACTACATCCTGATTTCTCCAAAATTCTTTTTCTCTCTGTTTCAATAATTGTATCATTCCATTTTGGAATTCTAGAAATAAAATTTTGAAATGTCATTAAATATTTTTCCATCTCTCCATTTTCTTTACAAAGCTTTACAGCTTCATCTAAAATAGATTTATAACCATCAATAACTAAGGGTGTCAATATTGTAACCAATCTTGCAGACCATTCATTACGAGACTCATGAAGAGAACTTACATTAAAATCATCCATTTTACATAAAACTTATATTTTCTAAAGACAGTTCTGAACTTAAAAATACAAAATTCAAAATAAATAAAATAAGCAATTTTTCATTTCTAAATTCTTTTTTTACTCTATTAAACGATACAAGTAACTCATACCTTTTCTCTAAAGAGAGAATATTATCTAAAAATTTTGGATTTTCTAGTAAATTTAAAATATCTAAACCACTATATCCCTTTTCATATAATTTTACACAAATACACATTAAATCATCAATATTTGTTTTTTTATTTACAGACTTTACTACTTCTTTTTTTAACCATTCTAGTCGTTGATTTTTAATATCTTTCATCTTAAAAACATCGTTTATGTTATACTTGTAAAGGTTAATGATATTTCCGTTAACAATTGGTTCTGGAACATAAATTTCACAAAAACGAGACAGAATAGGTTTCATTAGACTATATTTATCTTCAGCAACTATAAAAAACCTAGTATTATGACTAAATAGTTCAATACATCTACGCAATGCTGATTGTGCATCCATTGTAAGCTTATCTGCATTTAATAATACAATACTTTTAAAAGTATTTCCACCATTTGAATTTATATGTGTTTTTGCAAAAAATTTTAGTTCTTCTCTTATAAATTTTATACCTTTACCATGTGAACAATTTACATACATAACAAATGATTTTATTTTATCTTTATCATTATCATAAATTTTATGAATAAATTCATTTACAATTGTTCTTTTACCACTTCCATTTGGCCCATGGAAAATTATATTCGGAATTTTATGTATAGATTGAAAGTAATCCAATTTTTCTTTTATATTTTGATGAATATCTAATATCATTTGAAAGTCTATTATATTTGAATGAGTGTTTTTATATTTTAATAAAACGTAATTAATAAAATATAAATTTAAACTCAGGTTTCTTGTGTTTTAAACATTATATAATTGCATAATGATTTA